TTATAGGCATTGTTGGTATCCCAATCCATTAGCTGATATAATTTCGGGGAGAAAAACTTGCTGCGAATATCTCTCGGCTCAACCTTGCCTGTCTTCTTTGAAACTTTACACCAGTCGACTGCAGAAATATCATGTTCTCTGCAAGGGACAACAAGCATATATTTTTCATCAGGATTAATTAAAAACTCAACAAAAGGCGGATCATTCAAAAGGTGAATTGCGTTTAAATTGAAGCGCAAATGCCCACCTTTCACCGTTATTGTTGGAACCTTTCTTTCAGTGAGGTTATATTTGTCCAAAATTTGACACTGAAATATTTTTTCGTAGCTCTCAATGCCTTCTCTACCCATAAGCCCTCCGTTTATTTTTTCTGCTGTTTTTTAGGCTTCAACTCTACCAAACTTCTTTGTAGCTCCTCCTGTGATACCTCGACCGTTCTTTGAAATCCTTCAACGGGACGCCCTTGCGCAGAAATATTCCATTTTTTTAGCACCTCATATTGGAATCGGCGGCATCCGATGGCGATTGCAGCACTCTCTTGTCCAAAGGAATACGCCCATGCGCGAGGGTGAAGCTTTTTTCTCTTCGGTGGTGGAATATCTTCCGGCTCTTCCTCTTCTTCGCGGACAATTACTTCTCCTGTTTGCTTGTTATGCAGCAATTCCAGTTGCTGCGCAATCATTGCCTCAATGTCATAGTAAGCATCGTTAGATGACCGAGCTTTTTTCGGTTTCGGTTTAATGTATGGAAGCGCACTGATCTCCGGCTGCGTAAGATCAAAAAACATAACGACCTCACCCTTCTTCTTATACACCATAGCGAGGATATTGGTGTTCCAGAGCTTCGGCCACTTCATCAGGTCATATACCAATGTCGTGAATGCCGAGCAGGCAATTATCGTTGGCATTTCTTTCCCAGTCTTTTTCTTCTTCCAGCATACTGCCCCAGGGGTATACTCGTCTGCTGGACGCAGCGCAATTAGTTTTTCAACGGGATTAAAGAGTATCTCCACATAATCCGACCGAAAATACTGCAGGCAGCTTGTATTCAGCGCCATGTTTGCCGGCGTCACTTTCATGCTGCACTTGCTTCCATGGCCGATATCCTGCCTACGAACCACTTGAAAGCCCGGAAAACAGCCCACTTTGCGAACCTTTGCGAGAATATCGTGGGTCTGCTCCGCTTTTTTTGACAGCGCGATGTATTCCTCCAGTTTTGAGCCCGCCCAATGGATATTGATCGGAATAAAGCCCGATAGGAGGCCTTCTTGTATCAGCGTCAAGGAATACGTGCCATTAACAAACGGATCATACCCATATCTGTGCGAAGCTATGAGCTTTTGTGCCATCTCATATTCTGCATGTGACACGATAGCAGGATGATGGTCGGTTTCATACACGTATTTCTTTTCGCCGCGGTTCTTGATGGTGCGATGCGTGCGGATATTCTCCGTGTAAGATTTATTGGTACGCACGTCGCCACAATACCGTTCATTGCGAAGAATACCGAGCACGGAGCTGCTGTTCCAAACAGTATTCCCCTTCCCTGTTGCTACCCCTGCTTTTGTCAGCTCATATGCAATCTCGGAAACACGGTAGCCCGCCAAGAACATCATATAAATAACACGAACAATCTTTGCTTCCTCTTCTACAATGAAAATCTCCCGATCGTCCTTGTGAATGGCTTCCGTTTTATCATAGCCGAGGAGAAACTTTGTGGGTGTCAAATAATGCCCTTGCTCGATTCTTCGCTCAAAGCCCCATTTAACACTTGAGCTCTTCTTTGCACTTTCCTGCTCTGCCAGCATAGAGGATATCGAAACGATTATTTCTGCAGAAAAGTCATCGCTGCTTACATGGTCATCTTCAAAAATCACTTTCACGGGTGGGTGCAGACCGTTAAGCAGTCGAATAACCGCCAATGTGTCCAGCTGATTGCGCGCAAAACGGCTCATGCTCTTCGTTATAATTTGATCGATTTTCCCGTGCAGGCAATCGTAGAGCATCCTGTCAAACTCAAGGCGATTTCTTCGGCTTGTACCGGAAACTGCTGGATCTGCATAGATTTCTGCCAGCACCCAGTCTTCTTTTGCCTCAATTAAGTCGGTATAATAGATAACTTGGCTATCAAAGGAGGTTTCCTGCTCTTTTGAGTCCGTGGAAACACGGCAATATGCCGCTGTCCGAAGCTTGCGCCGTTTATTTCTGTCATCCTCGATGATGGCAACCGTTGGCTCAACGGTGCGTATTTTTCTCTCAGATAGGGGCAGTTTGCTCATTTGTAGGTGCCTCCGTCGTATATATTGCCGGCAATCGCCAGTACCAGACGTTATTCTGCCGATAAGCCTGTATCCCAGCCTCTTTTTTTGCCGTTTCTACGGTTCTTTTTTTAATGCCCGCTGCGTCCAAGACCTCGTAGATTTGCGCACTCGGCATATCCCCCTCTTTTAACAAGCAAAAAAGGTGATTTTTCGCCTGCTCCACCTTGTCCAAAGGCGTAATCTCGCTCCTATTCAAGTAGGACACGTCGATATCGCATTTCCCGAGCCATTGGAAGCCCCCTTCTGCAAAGGTGAAGCCTATCGGAGCCCCTTCGGGGGCAAGGCTCGCCTTTACCGGAAACATATAGCGAACCAACGGGTTGCTCCCATCCCGCGAAATCATCAAAACGCTTCGTGCGATAGCGGCAATATCAATACTGCCAAGCCCTCGATACAGGTTTTTCCCGCCCTGCGCCTTCGTCATATGCCCGACAAGGACGATGGCGCACTGATGGCGCGCGGCCACATCAGCAAGTTTCCGTAGCGACGCCCTCATGCGAGCCGCGCTTTGCATATCTGTGTCCTGGACAAGAAACGCTTGGAGTGGGTCTATCACAACGAGCCTCGCGCCTGTTTTCTTTATGGTTTCTTCAATCCGAACATCCTCAAAGGTCAGCTCCCCAAGGTCATCGATGATATACGCAATTTTATCGCAATCTGCACTAGCTGCGACAAGTCTCGGCTTGATAGTGTCCGCAATATCGTCCTCGGCGCATTGATAGATTACTGTCTGCGCCTGCCCCCCACCTGTCCCATCGGGCATTTTCTCTCCTCTTGTAAGAAGTGCAGCAACATTCAATATAAAGGTAGACTTCCCCTCACCGGGATCGCCTTGTAAAACTGTTATCTTTCCGTAAGGGATATAGGGATACCAAAGCCAGTCCACTTTTCGCGGTGCAACAGCAGAGTAATACTCAAAATGTAGTTTTAGCATCGTTCTTGCCACCAAATTAGTATGTTCTATAAAGCCCCTTGGATTTCCAGGCATAGTCATTATAAAGAGAATGCTTAAAAACAAGAAGATACCATAAGTCAGTATCCCGCCCTATGGTATGAAAAGAGCAAAAATTTTGTTAGGTGTTGCTACCGGCAGCGTTTGATGTAAAATTGCCGGGTTAATTTGACTGTGTCTGCCGAGCCAAGTTGTCTGCTTGTTGTCGGACGAATTTGGCGCAGAAAAACCGGGAGCATACAAGATATCGCTGTCATTATAATTGAGTTGCAATACTTTTAAGGAGGAAAACTATGCAACTCAATTACCTCTCCCTTGGTCAAAAGATCCAAAATATACGCAAGAGCAAGAACATTTCACAAGCTGCTTTATCTGCCATGATCGACAAGTCTCCCGGCTACATAAGCTACTTGGAGCGAGGGACAAAGGTCATGAGTCTCGAAACCTTCGTCAGTATCGCAAATGCGCTGGAGGTATCCACCGATGCGCTCCTAAACAGGCAGCTCACCAATGCGATGGAAGTCTCAAATAGAGAAGTGCAAAATATCTTCGCAAGCTGCACTCTGTACGAAACCTATGTCCTTCTGGATGTAATGCAAGCGACCAGAGATGCGTTACGGACACAGCGTCATCATCTCGTTGAAAAGGACAGCACTTTACCGTAATAAAGAAAGACCGCAAAATCAGTCGTGATTTTGCGGTCTTTTCATATTCTCTGCGGTCTTGCGGCCTTGCGGTCTTACTTCTGGCTCTCTTTATTTGCTGATTTGGGGTAACACCTCAAGGAAATGCTTGCCGATAGCCGTTGCATCGTAATTATATGCTGCGCAAATAAAGCGCAGTCCATCGGGGGTAAGTAGGCGTCCATTATCTCTGTCATGGCAGAGGTTCTCATAATCCTTTATCTGCTTTTGCGTCATTGCTTTTTTCACGGCACTACTCCTCTTCGACAACGGAGAGATCTATAAAGCAATCCTTGCTTTTATACGACCGGCGCAGATAATCAAGCCCACCGTCAACGGAGCATGCCCCGCATTTACAGGTAACATACTGATGCCGGTCGGTTGACTCGATAATTTCTCCGCACAACTTACATTTAATTGCGTTTACAATGATTTTCTTCATAACCCTCTGATTTTTTTCTTCCATTATATATACCTCAAACCGCACACAATTTATTCTGCCTCTTGGCTCCGTATTCTACCCGATTTCCAATCGCGGTTCGTATCATGGGCTGCCCAATTTTCTGCCCCGCAGTTCGGACACGGCTGATGCCAAAGAAACGCTCCGAACGGATCGTTGCTATCTGGGGTAGATCGCGGCGCTACTCTGCCGCAGCTGGCGCAGATCACTACAACGGGAATATCTTTCATAAATATTATGCTCCCATTTCTCGCATTTTCCGATAATAAGTCTGTCTGCTGATGCCCAATCGCTCACAGGCTTCTGTCACAGTCTCTCCTTCAAGCAGCGTCAAATCGATATCCATCGCCTCTCGCCCGAAACGGCGCCCAGTTTTGCTGCTAATTTTATAGCCTTCGTCGTCAACCGGCATTACCTTAATGCCGTCTTCACGACGTTTTTTTATTTTCTTCCATTCTTGCTCTGCAATGGTGCCCAATACCTCAATTAAGATGTTATTCACCATTTCCAATACCCAGGACTGCTCCTTGGGGAATTCCATCAGCGTTGTGGGCACATCAAGCACACGAACAATTACCCCTTTTTCCTTAAACCACTCTAACTCCTCTTTGATAAGCGCCTTGTCACGGCCGATTCGGTCGATTTCCGTAAAATACACTTCATCACCAGCCTGCAAAACCTCTTTCATATCGTCATAACGTTCACGATTCTTTTTACGACCAGTAATTTTGTCCTCAAAGATGTTCTTTTCAGGGATACCATACTGCTCGGCAATTGCAAGCTGACGAGCTAAATTCTGATCCTTGCTGGAAACACGCGCACTTAAGAACTTTTCATTGGCGGCTACTCGTACCCAGGGCTTTTTCCTGGGTTCTTTCTTTTTAGCCATTATTCATCGCCCCCAATTTTATACTCGCCGGTCAGACTTCCCTTGCGCTTACGGCGAATCACTACTTCAAAGCCAAGTACATCCATCATTTCCTCAAACTTGTCCATGCTGAGGTTGCGGCCGATAGCAGACGCTACGCTGTTCTGGCTGGCGTAGCCAAGCATCTCTGCGAGAACTTCCTGCGTTACGCCCGCATCTTTCATTGCTGCCTTGATTGCATCTTTTCTTTTCATAGTGCACTCCCCTTTTTGTTATCTTGTTTATAAGATACATCGCAGATATGAGATTGTCAAGCCTTTTTATTTTTTTCGGCAGTCGGGCGCATCACCTGGCCGCCATTTTCGGCCAGATATCCCCCGCCCCCATGTCGTGCAATATGTGTAACTTAAAGTAGAGTTAGCGTGACGCGAAAATTATATCTTATAAATGCGATGTTTTGTGTTGACTTCATCTCGTATATGCGATATATTATAAATATCTTATATATGCGATATACTCGCTATCATGAAAGGGGTATTTTCAATGCTTAACATTTTCGCCAACACATGGGGCAACTACAACACCAACGGAGCAGACGGGGGCGAGTGGATCACTCTCCCAATGGAAGAAGAGGAACTAAAAGAAGTACTCGAACACATCGCCCGCAAGATGGGGGATAACGATCCCGAATGGGCGATCCACGACTACGAATGGACAACCGAGATCGATCTCGGCGAGATCAGCGAACTCGCCAATATCCTCGAAGTGAATGCAATGTGTAGCGATCTTGACGCTTTAGACGAATACGAAGCCGAGGAGATCGCGGCAGCCATCGAGGCGTATGGCTACAGTGTAACGGAAGCATTAGAACGCCAGGCGCGGGGGTGCTTTGTTTTCTATCATGGGGTAGATATGGAAGAATTCGCCGAGGAACTCATAAACGAATGTTACGACCTGCCGGAATTCGCCTTGCGATACTTCGACTATGCGTCATTTGCCCGCGATCTTGGCTTCGATGGCTACACGGAAACCAAATACGGCGTTATTCTTGACTGTTAATTATAAGGAGGTAAAAAAATGCGGTTCATTAAGGTAACAACCACAAACGGACAAACGGAATATTTAAGCCTCGAAAAGGTGCTCGCGATCACGCCCAACGGCGAAACAACAAAAATACTGTTCGGCGCGGGGATGTATTGGAATGTATATAGCGATAGCGTGCGGGTGCTTGATCTCTCCACCAATGAACTCGAAGCCATCGCACGCGGGGAAAGCGAGGGGGAATAAGTGGACGCCTACACAACTTTTTTTGTACTGATCGGCGTGGCTTCGTTCTCGTGGCAAATCTGCAAAGTATTGTTTTGGCTTGATAATCCAAAAAACCACATAGGGGGAAAAAGAAAATGAATAACTATAACATTGTAGCAAGTACAGAGGCGGAGAAATACCGCATCATAGATATTATACGCTCCACAGGGGCGAAGCTAACGGGCGTTAGCGGGTACGGCGCCGGCTATTATATCCAAATTAGCGCCACTTCCTTGCAAGCTTCGGCGATCAATTTGGAACTTTCCAAGAAAGGAGCGATTGCATAATGAGAATTTACGCGAAGCAAGTACCGCCAGAATATCAAGAAACTCCGTTCGATATTGAAAACTATGAGGATATCATTTTAACAGGCAATCGCCAATATAACGAGCATTGGCCCGCGTGGGCGGAAAACATTGGCGGCGCTCTCATCGAAGCGCTCGACGCTTGGAACTATATGCAAAGCGGGCGCGCGTATTATGACACTTGGAGCGAGGCACTAAACGACCTCCTCCCACCGCACGGACGGGGCGAATATACCCGCGTCGAGCGCCTAAAGTGGGTCAGCATCCTCGAAGAATTCAACGAGCGGGGGCGAAGAGAAGAAAATAGCGCGATCTGCTCCGCCCTCTCCCTTATGACGGGCAAGCCGTGGGAATGGTGCGATTTGACAGGCACTTGTCAGGGCGATTGGATCGAATGCTTTTATAGGGCGGACTTTTACGATCGCGAAGCCTTGGAAGTGTTGGAAGCGGAATATTTCAACACGGGCACGGAATGGCACATAACAGAGGATGAAAACGACCTCGGTTATTATCAATACTGCACGGGGTGGAATGACGAAATGATACGGCGCGAGATCGCCGAAACCTCAGGGGCAACGCCTGAAAATGTGGTATTGCTTAAATTTACGGGTTGGATCTCCTCCCCTTCTTATGAGGAGGTAACGGCATGATATTGCATGTTGATTTTTCGGACGGCTCGAACCCGTGGGTATGTTTTTCCGACAATCGGCGCGAGATCGCCGAACATTGGCGAGAGTGGATGAAATACCACGGCGACACGGCACGCCCCACGGCATACAACGGGAATTATATTTGCGAGGCTTCGAGCGATCGCGCCGGCTTTCTCGTGTATAAACAAGGCGAATTCTGGGACACGGCAAAACACTATAAGCGCCTCGGCTTCGCCCTCTCCTATCTTGAAACGAAAGGAGGCGGGCAAGCGTGAAAAAGCTTCTTTTCATCGTGGCAGCCATCCTGTATTTCCCTATAGGCGTCATTTTTGCACTCGCTAAAAACTACAAATAACGGAGGTTTTCGAAATGTTCATCGGCATACTGCCAACATATTATGAGGTTTACGCCGTCGGCGAAACGGAGGACGAGGTAAAGAAGAATATTGTCAAAGGCTATAAAAAGGCATTCCCGCCAGCGCTTCGCTCGGTAAAGCCGACTTATGAAGAACTACACGATTATTTCGGGGTCTCGATCTATGAGATCGACCCCAAAAAAGGCTATATAGCGGAGGGATAACAATGGAAGAATATATTGTCTTTTATCACAAGGAAAAGGAGCTCGCCGCCTACACCGTGCGCGGAACATTCGCCGGCGAATTGGAGGCAACAAAAGACCTTTTAGCATACGAGAACGGCATCGCCGTGCAGGATATAAGAACCACCCGCGAAAAAAGATAAAACCACAACATATTGGGATTTTCTTGCATAATTCCTTGGCAATATAATGGAAGCGACAAAAGCACACAACTAAACAACGACCCCCGCGCCGCGGGGGTTTTTATATGGGAGGTAAATGAACATGGAAAAATGGGGTTGGTGGGCGGTCAAATTTGAATTAACTCTTGACGGGGAGTCCGTCCGCTTTTGTGATTTGTCCGACTGCACACAGGAGCACATTGCAGAAATGATAAAAGAAGGATACTATTGCGGCGAAATTGTGGAAGAATGCGGCGATGAATAGAGGAGGGAAAATGATATATTGGAGCGTATCCTATAAGGAAAACGGGAAAGAAAAAAGCTATGGATGCTTTAGTAAAAAGGCAATGATAAAAGAATACTTGCACCAAATGGATCGACCGCTTGTAAGTATCTCCGAATTGAAGATATGGAAAAACGGAACCGACTACACCGCAACGCTAAATCACTTTTTATTAAGATAAGCAAACAACCGCCCCAATTCGGGGCGGTTTTCTTTATGCGCTGCCCGCTTGAAGCGGGTTCCCGTTTTGCCTTGGACATGCTCCAAGGCTTTTATTTTGCCCATTTTAGGGCGGTTGTCCGGAGCGGTACCAGTATACCCCCGCCATATACCGCCCGTTAGACGGCATCCTGGCGCCTCCTAGCACATGGGGATTTTCCCCAAAATCTGGGAGCGGTGGTCTGACCAGTTGGAACCCTGCCAAAAAACGAATTAAAAAATTAATTAAAAATTGCCTTTTTATCACGTCCGATTTTTCGCAGGGGCGAGCCTGGGAACCCTGAAAGTCGTGAAAGTCGTGGAAGTCGTAAAAGTCCCTAGTTTCTTCCTATTAAATAGCACGCTCTCGCGGTAGCCATAACTATCTTTTCAAATAAATCTGCTCTGCCCGTGTCGCATCCATATCGTCAAATGCATGATGTAAACCACGCAGCGCACGCGATATTTCTTTCTCCTGAAAGTCGGCATTCTGCATGGCCTTGATTAAATAGCCCCTAATCACATCGTTATAGAACCCCATATCACAAATGTGCATGCGTTCTTCCTCTGTAAGCGCAAACGCCTTCTCATCCATCATCCTGTGCTTTTCAATTGCAATTCGCCGTTCTTCTTTCGCCATCACACCCAGCTCCTTCTACTTTAATATCCTTATTGTATCCAAAAAAGAAAGGCTCTGAAAGTCTCAGAGCCCTCCTCATCGAGATATGTAGATTTCTTCTGCCTGTTGCTGGGCATGGATAAGTTCGTTACGCAGCTGCTCCAAAGTCTCAAGCGCATCCGTAATGGTATTGAAGAGCAAAATGTACTCCTCTGTCATGGCAATCACCTCCCAAGCGGGAGAATACCATAGTCGTGACGTCGAAAACGGTCGAAGCGCGTCGTAGAATTGACAAATTTTGGAAGAAGAGATAAACTGCAAGATATAGCCTACAAGATACAGGAGATACCTTATGGAAAACCTCAAAAAAGTTTCCTCTTTCCCGGAAAGGTTGGACCTTATAATTAATCTTACCAATAGAAGACCGGCAGATGTTGCTCTCGAAGCAAACTTATCACGAATGACCATCTCCAGATATTTGTCGGGACAATATACGCCTTCTCCTAGGACACTTGTACAACTAGCTCAAGTACTACATGTATCGAGCATGTGGCTTGATGGCTTTGATGTTCCCATGGCTCCGCCTTCTGAAGAAGATGCAAGCAAAACCCCGTGCCTCGACGAAGAATCTCAAAAAGAATCCCAGAAAGCTTTAGCTCTTGTAGCCCAGGTTTTACTTAATCCTGATCTTCTGAGAACAGTGGACCTATACTTGAAGCTCCCCAAGGAAGATCAATTTATAGCAGACACTTTCATAATTGGACTTGCGAATAGAAACGAGAAGGCACCATAAACGGTGCCTTCTTTTTTATACGTTCAATCTTCCGGCAGCTCTTCATATTTGGCCGCAATCGTTGCCGCATCCACTTCATCGCCGAAGCTATTGGGTGTAAGAACAACCTCCTGCTTGTCGGCATAGTTCCATGCGTTTTTGCCGAGGAAGATGCCCGATACAGGGTTAATTTTGCCGTTAAGCATGTAGTCTTCCCAAAGCTCCTCCAAAAGCGCATACGCCCTCTTAACCACGGGAGCATGGGTGGTTGCCCGAAAGTCCTCATTGTACCATGTGCGTATGGTATTACGAGAAATGCCGAGAGCATTGCACATGCCCATAACAGTTGGTTTCATATCGCTTTCAATGCAGTGAGAGAAGTACCATTGAATCCGGTCCTCCACCTGATCTGCCTTTGCAATATCGATTGGCGGTAGGTTTAACGTTTCCAGCGCATGGCGGATGTACTTGGAGTTATCCCCTGCTTGAATATTTTCCTCGCCGAAATTCTTCTTGCCCGGAGCCATCTCCCCATTTTTGCGGGCGATGGCGTTTTGTTTCTTCTGCTCCTCGGAAAGAGGCGGTCTGCCTCTCCCCCGTTTCTTTGTTTCTTCCAAAAAGGTCCCTCCTTCAAAAGTCGGTGTCACAGGTGGCACAGGTATTTGAAAGTCCTACTTCTTATATAGCGTTTCATGCCCAAAATACGCTGTTTTCTCCTCTGTTTTTACTTTCTTCTTCAATAACTAAAGAATAACCTGTGACACTTGTGACAAAGATGTTGAAAAGTAAGAGTTTTCAGGCGCTAATGCGCGTCACAGGCGGCTCCAAACATGCCTGTTCCACCATGTTCCGAAGCTGTGCCACTTTCGCTTCTCCTCTCCCCTGTCACAACCTGCTGTCACAGAGATCGTCACAGGTTTCAAAGGAAATAACGCGCGTTCTTGTGCCGTTCATTCGCACCTGCGACTCCCCTACAATGCGCTCACCAAGGCATTCCCGCAGCTTCGGAACGAATTTTTCACGGCTCAATGGCTTGTGCCCCGTCTCGACGCACCACTCCTTATACCAGCCGTAAATCTCCGACCGCGGCAGCGTGCCAAAGAAGCGCCCGTCATAGTCCTCACAGAAGACGGAAACGGGGTTGCTCGTCTGCTCAAACTGGCTCATGAGCTCTGCCTGCTCCATGGTATCCGTGAAATAGTTGACCGTCTTGAGCATCTGATAGCCGGCATAAGCCCAGTTGAAGATACCAGGCATCTCCTCCAAAAGCTTCGGGATGAGATTAACGTCACGCTGCTTCTGCTTTGGTTTCTCAGGATCAGGAGTCTCAACATACTGGCACGGGAACTCAATGAAGCGCAGACGACGAGAAAGTCCGTTGACGATCTCGGCAGTCGGCATCGCATTGCAGGCATACACCAGCTTACACCGCGGAATGAAGTCTACATGGGTCATGCCCTTGTAGCACGCCTGCACAGAAGTCCCGTCTGCAATTTTTAGCAGCCATTCACGGATTTCACCCTTGGTAAAGTCGCTATTGATATCCGAGCCGATATTAAGAAGCGAATCCTTGAGGCGAATACGCTGGAATTCCTGCGCAAGCCCCGTTGGCTCCACATGGGTGACGTTGCCGTCACCAAAGAGCTTTTGAATGATCTCCAGATAGACGCTTTTCCCGTTACCACCACTGCCCACCAGGATAAAGACCTGCTGGAAGCGGCAGTCGGGAAAGAGCACATAGCCCGCAAGCGTCTGCAAAACATCCTCGCGATACGGGTCCTCATCCGTGACATCTTTAATGAAACGGCACCACGTCGGACAACGGGCTTCGGCATCATAGTCGTAGTCCATGATGATGGAACAGTAATCGCCATGGGAAAAGTCCCGAAAGCGCCCCGTATCGATCTCCAAAGTCCCGTTTTGGAACGTCATGACGGCATTGCGGTCAAAGGAAACAGAGCAAATGGTGCGTGATTTCAGCAGCGTACAGACGGCATTGACCCTCTGCGCCGTAGAAAAGCGCTTCCCATACTGCGTATCTGCGTAGTTTTTGACCACCCCGTCTGAAGTTTTGCTCCAAACCTTACCCGTCCACTCATAAAAGCCCACCTGGTCAACATAGATGATATTATGACGCTCGATAATCTCATCGACGATTTGCGACTCCGTTGGTGCGGATTCTGCCGCCTTCTGGATGCTTTTGAGCTCCATGGCGGAGAAACGGTCCGATAATGTGGAGAGTGCCGATGCGATTGCCGTTGGATCCATGAAGCGATTGACGGTCATAATGAAGCGTTTGAGCTCCATGACATCGACAAAATGGGACACCATGTACTTGAGCCCATCCTGCGCCATGTCCACGAGGGTTTTCAGCGAGCCTCCACCGATGTAATAGTCGTTTACATCCTTGATGCCCATGGGGGTGTGTGCCACCATGAAGGGAATGCGCGCCTTAAAAAGACGCTGCGCCGTCCGTGCCGTGAAGCTCTCGCCAGCATGAGACACATCGTCGTTATCAAAAATGACCAAAACCTGCTTGAACATGCGGCACGCAGAGAGCACATCGGGCCACTGGTCCTTGGAGAAGTTTCCCGTGATGGGAGAAAGCACACTGTAGCCCTCCTTCTCCCATACGGCAGCATCGAAATAGCCCTCCGAGATGACCAGCGTGTCGCTGTTGCGCCCCAGAGTCTGCAAGCCCCAAGGAATATGCTGATAGGAGATGCATTCGGAGTGCGCCGCCTTCATGTACTTGTTTTCCTGAAATGCACTGCCCTCCATGGCGCGGGTCGCATAGTAAACGACGGCACCGTTCTTAAAATACGGCAGGAACAGGCGACCCTTGAGGTAGCCGTCCGTTACGCGACCGATCATAAGGCGCTTAACGTCCTCCGGAGAGAGCCCTCTCGCTGCGAGATAGGCATAGTCCTCCGGCGTGAGTGCCTTATGATAGTAAGCGGCACGATTGCAAAGCTGCTGGATATCCTTCTTCCAGCTGCCTGTATTCTCCGATTGAAGGCCAAGCTCCTTAGAGAGCTTTCGCACCGCAGCACCCACATCGCCATTGCATTCCATCTGCGCAACGAGATCTATGACGTCGCCGCCTGAGGCGGAACCGAAATCATACCAGTTGCCATCCTCCACGAAAAAGGACGTGGGATTTTTCGCTCCTGCGCGAAGCGGGGAGACACACCGCCCCCCGCTTTTGACATGAATCCCGTGCCTGGAGAGGTACTCCGGGCAGGTAATTCGTTTCTTAATTTCCTGTATTATGATAACCACATCCAATCGCACCGCACAGTGGGTGCTTCACATGAAATTTGCATGATTTGCAGCAGTAATAGCAGATATGGCGGCCAAACGCCCGATTGACCGTCTCGTTGGGGCACTCCCGAATTTGAAGTTCCCCACGAGGCTGACCACATCGGGCGCAAGCCCTACACGGCTTCCACCTTTTCATTCGCCGCGTAGCAACCCGTCTAAAGTCGTTCCCAGCTTCGTGGCAATTTGCATTGCCACATAGAGCTGAGGCATGGTTTTGCCGCTTTCGTAGTTGTAGACGGTGTTTTCACTGATGCCAACGAACTCGGCAAATTCTGCTGCATTCATATGTAATCTCTTGCGCCACTTTGTGATGGCATGAGCAAATCTGCTCGTAATATCCTGTTCGTTCATCTCTAGCACCACTTTCCTGCTTATTTTTCTTTCTGTTCCAACTGCATAGTGCGCACGATTTTATCGATCACGCGCCCGATATCACGCTCTCCCCAGCCATTCATGGCTGCCAGATGGCACAGATGATGGAGCGTCTGTGCCGTTACTACCACGCTAATGCGGCGTAAATTCTTCTTATTCGTCATCGTCATCCTCCGGCATAACAAGTGCCAACACCAAAATGCCCATAAAGAGCAGGAACATGGTTACGAAAACGGATGCGCCCACCTGAAGAATGGCCCACTTCATAAATCCAATGGCCACACTGATGGCAAGCGTACAAAACATTGCCAAAACAAAACAAAGGGCATATACCACGAGATCACACCTCCCCTACGATGCGTAATGCCTCCTCCACGGAGGTACACCAACCGGCGATGGCGCCGGTATTCTTCATTGCTTCAATAAAATCCAACTGATTCTGCCGCGGCCTCTCCCCTGGCAGTTTCACTTCTATGTAAAATGCTTTGCCGTCGCTCCGATGACCCCACACATCGCTCTCCCCCGGCACACCGACCGAGACACGAGCACCATATTTCGTGTAGAAGTCTCCCACTGTATGATTGACGGCATAGCAACCGCGCTCACAGAGAGCAACGATAATACGGTTTTGTAATGCAGTCTCTGCGTTCATATGGTTCCCTCTGCTTGTCGTGCCGCCTCTTGGATTCGGCTTTTAGCGATGTCAAAATACTTTTTTTCCAGCTCCATCCCAATAAACCGACGACCAGTGTTCACGCAGGCAACCCCTGTGCTACCACTTCCCATACAGCTATCAAGTACAATGTCTCCTGCATTTGTATATGTCTTCACAAGGAATTCCAACAGAGCAACCGGCTTTTGCGTTGGATGCAATCCACTTTTGTCTCGAACGAATTTCTGAATTGTTTTGGGATGCCTTTTCCCGTCTTTGTTGTCTGTTACAACCTTTCCGAGGCCTCCTCTCCAGTTGACGCTTGTCCGTCCGCTTTTTTGACAATATGGCTTGCCGTCCGTTTTTTGCGGAAAATATTTCATCGCTGTGCGTGTCCCGTGTGTTACTCTGCCTTTACCGAATACATAAATGTTTTCATGTATTCTAAATGGCTGGTGATTTACATTTGGGGCGTTAGTGCCGTTGTCCTTCTCCCATACCCAATCGTATTTATACAGATGAGGCATGAGATTAAACAGCTGTACCCCAAATCTGAACGTACCTG